GCGTCAAAGGTTATCTCGTAATCTGCCATTAGAAACTAACTCCAGGTGATACGAACAACATACCTGCAATCACTCTACTTTTATTCCCATTACCTGAAGTAATATAAACATCATAAACATATCTACCCTCATTGATAAGAGCAGTAGCAGTATCTGTCATTGTTAATGAGATTTTGCCCAGTGATCTATCAGCAAAGGTAACATCAAAAGGATATTTTGTAGTAGAAGTATAGTGTTTTCTAACTTCACTAGATGCAGTGTAACCTAAGAGATTCAATGGTGACCCATCAGAATTCCTTACAGTTAAATTAACACTAAAATCTGTACCCTGCTCCAGAGTAAGATTTAAAGGTATAGCAGCCATCTACTTCATACACTATTTTTAGTATTTAGCATCCCTCAGAATCGTGGGTATATTCTTCTACTATCTCGTCTTTACTCCAGAAGTTTTTCCATTCTTCTGTACTCTTTGCGTCCGTCACATAAGATGAAGTATAGAACGGTGTGTTCTGATCAACTGGTACTTCTTGATAGTGGTTGGTGTCCATGTCAGCTCCCCAAGCTGCTATTATTTATGCACCATTATAGAAAGTATTAAAAGATATTACGCAACGTTCACCACATTCAGGGTCTGTTTCATGCTCTAACCAACTAGGAAATAAAACTAACTGACCATTAGAAGGTTTAAGCATAACTCCAGTACTGGCATATTGATTATCCATTCTCTGATACATATCATTCATTTTATATGGAAGTAAAGGACTCTTAAATCTTAAAGGAACACTATCATTATCAACCTTAAGATAAAAAGCACCACTAAGAACACTACCCTCATGCCTATGAAGGTTAAGTCTTCTACCAGTTGTCATATTATTATACCAACTTCCTGTAATGTTTATATCCTGCAACCCTGTCCTTTGGGTATACTCTTCAATACAATTATCTAATTCTTCTTTTAAAAATTTTAGTTCTTCATCATATAGTATAGTAAATTCTATACCATAACTAGAATCAGAATCATCTAATAGACCATGAGGTCCAACCTTAACCTTCTCTATTATCTCAGATATTTTATCCAGATCTAAGAAGGATAGATCATATTGACTGACTGGTGTTGGGAATAAATCTAGATGTTCACATTCCTTATACATTCTATCCTTGCCAAATCATATCGGGCATTGGTTGTTGTCCTGGTCTATTTAATAATAGTAGTAGACCATATCCTAAGAACCAGATAACATTAAACAACCATGCCTGTCTCCAAAGATATTTTCTAATACTCATAGAGATTGCAACTCTCTTTACATCACCTTCATTATCTTCTTTACCAATTGATCTAAAGATCTGTTCAATAATTACAGCAATAATTGTACCTACCACTAAAGGATAGAATACAAAATTTGCAAAAGACATTATGAGTATTAGAGTTTGCATTAGTAAAGATTCTCTTCTTGTTCAGCAAGTAATGTTAGTGTATCAGATGTTGGACATGCTACGCAAGTGAGGACATACCCCTCTTCCAACTGGTCATCATCTAAGAATGATTGCTCTTCTTGATCTACTGTTCCTTCTTCGATTTTCATAGCACATGATGAGCATGCACCAGCACGACAAGATGAAGGATGATCTAGTCCTGCTTCTTCTAAAGCATCTAGTATAGTAGTGTCACTGTCACATTCAAATGTTTCTGTAGCACCGTCTGGACTCTTAAGAGTAATAGTAGCCATGGTAATTAATACAACATGAGGTTATTTATGATACAGTTTTAAGTATTAACGTCCTTCTCGTGAGCGATTCCTAATCGTAATATGATTTCCTTCTATTGCAAACTCTAGGTAATCTGTATGATCCCAGTCAAGTTCTTCGTAAAGACCGTTAAGTCTGTCCATGTCATCCCACAGGTCAGTGGGAGTAGGTTCACCCCAAAAAGGATTTTCTTCCATTAAACAAACTGCCTCAATTGAGTTAAAATATATTTATAGGCTTCGACAATATCCCCTTCATCTTTTCGGAACAGATCTTTATCAAATCTCTCCTTCGTACCCTTCTTCCAGAGTCGCATGTTGTCAGGTGATAGTTCATCAGCCAAGAATAAATCGCCGTGAGAATCATAACCAAATTCCAATTTAAAATCTACAAGATCAATACCCATAAGTGTGAATAACATTTGAAGATGTGTATTTACTTCAAGTGCTATCTCCTTCATAGGTTCAGGATCAATACCCATCAATCTAACACGGTCATGTGTAAGTAATGGATCATCTTTCTCATCATCCTTTAAGAAGTATTCTACAATGGGTGGTGAGATGTTAGTTCCTTCAATGATGGTAGTAGTTTTAACGATACTACCAGCAGCGATATTTCTAACTATAACTTCTACTGGTATGATAGTCAATTTTTTACATAGTAATGTATCCAAATTTGGACAATCAATATAATGCGTCTTTATTCCTCTCTTCTCCATGTGCTCAAAAAGAAGTGCTGATATAAGGCAACAGGTCTTACCTTTACCTTCAGGAAAATCTATTCTTTTACCATTACCAGCAGTTACTTTATCATGGAAGTGTACATATACTCTTTCAGGTTCCTCAACAATACTATAAACAGACTTTACTTTACCTTGAAGTAATAAACTATCGTGTGCCTCAGTCTGAGGTACTTTTGTATAAAAAATATTCGGTTGTTCTTTATTATCTCCAGACATAAAAAAATGAGGGGATCTCTCCCCTCATCTTATCATATTTTTAAGTTTATATCAACCCTTAGGAGTCATCTTATATGCACCAAATGCAGTAGCAGTGATGGCAGCAAAAATGAATAGGATTTCCATATTAACCTATGCTAGGAGCAGCAAGTAATGCAACTTCAGATGTCTCAGCAGATGCTAAGTCAAGTGGGAAGTTGTGTGCGTTACGCTCGTGCATAACTTCCATTCCAAGGTTTGCTCTGTTTAGAACATCACCCCATGTAGGAACAACCTTACCATTAGCGTCCACTACAGACTGGTTGAAGTTAAATCCATTGAGGTTAAATGCCATTGTACAGATACCCATAGAGGTTAACCATACACAAACAACAGGGAATACTGCTAGGAAGAAGTGAAGTGAACGAGAGTTGTTGAATGATGCATACTGGAAGATTAATCTACCGAAGTATCCATGAGCAGCAACAATGTTGTATGTTTCTTCTTCTTGTCCGAACTTATAGCCGTAGTTTTGACTCTCGTTCTCTGTTGTCTCTCTGATTAGAGAAGATGTAACTAGAGAACCGTGCATTGCACTGAAAAGACTACCACCGAACATACCTGCAACACCAGCCATATGGAAGGGATGCATTAGTATGTTGTGTTCTGCTTGGAACACGAACATGAAGTTAAACGTACCTGAGATACCTAGTGGCATTCCGTCAGAGAAAGATCCCTGTCCGAAAGGATACACTAAAAATACTGCGAAGGCAGCAGAGACTGGAGCAGAGTATGCTACACAGATCCAAGGTCTCATACCTAAGCGGTATGATAGTTCCCACTGTCTGCCCATGTAAGCAGAGATTCCAATAAGGAAGTGGAAGATTACCAACTGATATGGACCTCCATTATACAACCACTCATCTAGAGTAGCAGCTTCCCAGATGGGATAGAAATGTAATCCAATAGCGTTGGAAGATGGAACGACAGCACCAGAGATGATGTTGTTACCATATAAGAATGAACCAGCAACTGGTTCACGAATCCCGTCGATATCTACGGGAGGAGCAGCAATAAATGCCACGATGAAGCAAGTAGCAGCAGCTAACAAGCAAGGAATCATAAGAACTCCAAACCAACCAACATAAATGCGGTTGTTTGTACTTGTAACCCACTCACAAAACTCGGTCCATCCTGACAGCAATCCTTGCTCTTTACGAGTTAGAGTTGTCATCTAATTAATAGAACGTTGAAGTGAACGGTATAATAAGGACTGATATCTCCGTTTAGTCCTGGTCAGGAGTAAGATGAATGTCTTAAAATGAAGACACTATTACTATATATGAAGTTTTGTTTCTTGTCAAGCTGTGTGTGCCAGTTATCAACCTGGCTTAGAATCGTGCCACTCCTCTGATCCACCTACTGCGAATGGATTATACTTAGAGGTAGCAATCTTATACATTTTCTCGTGTATAGTTTCCTCTTCTTCTAATTCTTTGTCTTTATCTTTTGCCATGGGCCAATTATCATAAGGGTGTGGTTCGTATTTGTAATCAGGATCAAACCATTCATCGTAAGGTACTTTGTCTGGTGCGAAGTAAGTCATCCTTTGTAGTCGTGAAAGTCTAGTTTTAATACAGGTTCATCATCGAATAGAATGTCTCCACTCTCTTGTGAGGTAGACCATTCTTCATCATCTAAAGGTGATTCCCAAGGTTCTCTTTCCATTATACTCTAGGTTTTAGTAGTGCTGGTACGTCACCGTCACCATCTCCATCATCTTCATCGTCGTCCCAAGGGTCGTCGATCTCTTGCCCATTATATATTCTTTCATCCAATGCCTTAAGCAATGGGTCTTTTGGTACTTCTCTCTTGAAATTAACAACAAGAAGTTCATCACCATGTTTCACATCTGCCATCTCTGGGTGAGGAGGTCTAGTGATCTGTTTCTTCTTCTCTTCTACCCTAACTGGTCCTGCAACTTCACTTGCTGTTTTCCATCCCATCGACATCAATCTAAATGCTTGATAGAATAAGTAGCAACTACAGATGAGGAAGATGATATACATTACTTTTTATTAGAGATCCATTTCTTTTTGTCTTTATCGTATCTCTTGACCTCTCCTCTCTTCAGTCCTGTCTCCTTTGCTTTAGCAACAAACTGTTTGTAGGTTGGAGAATCTTTTGAGTGCCCAGTCTTCTTCTTACCGTGCATCATACGATCTTTTTTATACTTCAACTCTGCTTCCTTTTCTTTAGTCTTCTGACGATTCTTTTCATCGTCAAAAGTATCGCCATACTTCTCCCACAACCAAGGTTTAAACCTAGCTTGCTTGTCAAAGATTTCTGGCAGGATGTTCATGAGAAGTAGTTTTCTTTTAGATATTTATACATTGTAGGTAGAGACTCAGCTAACTTCTTTCTCTTATTGTAAAGATGTTTCCATCCGTCAACCTTACTAGAGGGTACTGATGGGTAGTTGAAGTACTGATATGATCTCCTCCTAACACTAGTATACCCTGCTCCGCCCAAAATGTAAAGTATGGGGTGTGCCTCATGTTGAACTGGATCACCCCCTACCATGTGAAACTGGACTAGATCGTGAGCACCTTGAAGTTCATACCTTGTATTCTGTGTCACATGCTCCCAGAATGGTGTGTCTGTCCTACGAGAATAATAATAGTGTGCTTCAACAAACTCTTTCCATCCATCACAGTGCTCATTCATATTGTGATTGAATCTATCTCTCATAAACTGATTGATACCAGGTTCCTCCTTCAAACTATCAACAAGAGCAAGGATACCATGATGTGCTGAGAATAATGAGGTAGATTCTAATGGTTCAATGAAACTATATGCTAGACCAATCATCACACAGTTACCTACCCATGCTTCCTTCTGTCTACCATTTCTAAACTTAATTACTTTACCTTCACCAAACTCTTTCTTTGCTTCCTCTTCAGTCTGAAACTTACTAGAGAATACATATCCCTCTGAAATATATTCCCACGTTGGGATAGTCCACTGCCATCCACTACTCATACCCCTTGCGTTGGTGTATGGTACCATCTCCTTATCTTTATCAATATAATCTCTCTTCCTTACGATAGCAGTGTCTGTTGGAATAGATTCAAATGGCATCCAACTAGTCATAGCACCACCTAGTGTAGATGCTTGCCCAGTACAGTCGAGATAGAGATCTGCATCAATTGACGGTGCCCTGAGATCGTACGGCCCTCTCTCCAGAAAGACACCTGATATTCTTTGTCCGTCATAACCAACTGACTTAACCTGACTATCGACCACTCTAACATTACTACAAAAAGTTTCTTGTAGATAGGCAGAGAATTTACTTCCGTCGATGTGAAACGATCTGTCTTTAGATAAATCATATGGAATAAGCAACGAGTTATTTAATGGCATCTTCTTCTCTTCTGCCACCGTTACGAATGGCATGAAGACATCAGCAAATGGAGGTGGATCCTGACCGAATGCCTTTGCACACATCCAGTCATGGAATGTAGCATCAGTTAGATTCAAAGCAGGTGCTTGACCATTAGGATAGTGGAAGACATGACCTAACTCAGTAAAGTTTTCAAACCTACTAGTAGATTTGTATGTTGCTCTCGCTGCTGTAAGGAATGTCTTGTCATCTATACCCATATACTTTAGGTATTGATTGATGTGTGGTGTTGTAGATTCACCCACCCCAATAGGATCACCACCCTTTACCAAGGTGATATCATACTCTGGGAATGTCTTAGCGAGTGCTGCTGCTGCCATCCATGCAGCAGTACCTCCACCTACAATAACAATCTTCATCTATCAAACCTCATATTAAATGATACACTCAGTCGTGTATGTGGTGTTGTATTGGTACGTATACCATGCATTAAGTAACCTGGAAATAATATTATCTTGCCTTGCTCTGGTTTCATTGAGATAGTATGTGGTTGGTTAGACCATACACTAGTAGTTGATGCTAGGTTAGGTGTCTGGAAGAATAGATCTCCATCATCTCCTGTAGTCTTGTAATAGTATACACCACTTAGATCTGCATGTCCATGATGATGTGCATGAGCATAGTGTCCTGGTTCCAGACATGCCATCCAAGATGCTTGTTGACTCCAACCATCACTCCCTGTGTAATTGTATAGATGAGTCCTTAACTCTCGTGAAAAATGATAAGGTAATATATTCTCTTCAAAATTTGGGTCAGATATCCAATGAGTATCCCATAGGTTTTGCCACTTGATACCCTTCTCTATAGTCTCAAACTCATCCTGTATGATGTCATAGTTTGAGATCTTGGCCTCATATATTTTAGTCGGGAATAAATCTGTGATCATAATTTAATAGTGGTATCAACTCCGATGTTACCTGAGACACTTACTCTCTCCTCCTCACAGTTGTAGAAAGGATATACTATATGATTTAGTTTACTTGGGAAGAATAACATCACACCCTCTGCCTTAGCATCTAGGTTGTAGTCATAGTATCTAATTTCTCCTAGGTTATCTGTATAAACAAACTTAAAGGATGATTTAGATGGCATGTTGCTTGGGTTATCTTTATTCTGCTCTTCCCAATCAATAGGTATCTTAATCCATATCACAAAACTAAAGATGCCAGTGTGAAAATGTAATGGATTAAACTCGTGTTGCTTCTGATAGTTAACCCACCAATCACTCATACGATATGGATGGTGTTGGTTAAGAGGTATATTATTACCTAGGTTACCAAACTCTTGGGTATAAGTCTGAATTAATGGGACAATAGTATTATTAAAGAACCAATTGTCCTTATCTTGTAGAAGAATACTCTCCTTTATATTACCTGCAAGAGATATCCTAGACTCTGATGGTATATCAATACAACTCTTAACATGATCAAACTCCTGCTCAGATAGTTTATGCTCTATCCAACCATAGTTTTTAGGTACTATAACTTTCATACTCTATTGGGGAAGCGTTTCTTATGCTCCTCCCACCCTTCTAGTATTGCTTGGCATGCCATCTGGAAATAATCTCCACCATACTTATTAACTTCGTCTTGTAATGGGTCTTCTCTGGTAGGTATATACTTATCAAGTTGACCACTCTCTACAAAGTCGTGTGAAAATTGATAGACCTCTGATGTTATAGGTATATGTTTTGAAGCGAAGCATCCTAAACAGATCTTCCTCTCGTTTAGTCTCTGCTCCATTCGATAGTCTTCATTCATACCTTAACCCAGTGCTCCTTCATGTCATCTTTTACAATCTTATTGTAACCATCTTCAGTTAGTATGTCAAATGCTATTGTGACCCTTTCTTTATTGTCCACTACCTTATCAGTGCCATGACTAACCCAACTAGGGAAGAGTGTGATCTTACCTGCACTGTTAGATGATGACCAAGGGTCTCCACCATAAGGATTATAATAGTTTGTATTAGTATCAGTAACTTGGACACACACATGACCACTCAGGTATCCATATGGATCCTTACCATGTGAGTGGACTGCTATCTGATCACCCTCTCTCATAACATTAGCCCAACACTGGACATATATTGGAGGTATCTCAGGTGCACCCAACTCTGTGATAAATTTATCATGTGTCTTCTTGATAGCAATCTTTAATGGTAAAGCACTATCAAAGTTGAGTAGATTATATTTATTTGATCTAGCAGTAAGACTCTTGGCACCTAGTTTGGTACCCCAGTCATCCTCAAACTCATACTGATCTATTATACCCTTCTCTTTATCTAATATCTCTTTCTTTAATTCTTCTAGGGGTATCTTAAGATCATCTTCACAAAAGAAATACTCCCACGCAGCTGCGAAAGGAGTATAAGTCTCACCACTAGTGAATCTGATTAGTTTCATCAACCATTCTCAATAATATTTCCTCTCTCTTCATCATCTTACTGATGCTCATGAGAAAGTCAGCTTTCATTCTACTAAGGTTCCTGTATTTTTGCAAGGGGATCCACTCCTCCTTGATACATTGCTCTAAACGGTACACGACTCATCCGAACGTTACTCCAATAGTAATTATAAGAGCAAGCTCTAGAAGGGGATGCCACCCTTGAGGAATTGTTATTAATGTTGTTTCTAACCCTGCCATATCATATCAGGCATTCCCTGCCCTGGTCTTACTACAAATAAAAGGATCGCATAGCCGACAAACCAAATAATATTAAAGAGCCATGCTTGGCGATAAAGGTACTTTCTAACTCCCATAGAGAGTATAACATTTCGTACTGCGTTAGGGTCATCTTCGTTACCTGTTGCTCTAAAGATTTGCTCAATAATTACTGCAATGATTGTGCCTATCACTAGAGGATAGAATACAAAGTTTGCAAAGGACATTACTGCTATAATAAAAGTCATTTTTTAGGATAAAGTCTCGCTACTTTTTCTTTACGAATCTTTTCTTTATTTCTTCTCTCTTCCACCTTCTCATCCCACCACTTGACAGGCCACCTTTGAAGTTTCAAGGCAGCTAACCATAATTTCTTTCGTGGGAGACGAAGTTTCATGTCTTCTTAGGTTTATGACCATGTGCTATGCCTAGCTCATGCATCTTAGAATGCTCATCGATCTCATCTCTGAGTCCTTCCTTACCTTTACCGAATGTCATGTAAATTCCATAACCTAGTAGTCCTATAACAATTACTCCAATTATTATAGGTATAGCAAGACCAGCTTCAATCAAAGGTTGCTTCTCCCATGTACCTGGTAAGGTATACACGGATGGTTTTGCTAGGAAGATCATTGGATTACCATCCAAGATAAGTCAGTGAATGCAGTTGCGGCTAAGACGCAACCAAAAACTATAAAAGGCATAGTATTAAGTAGGTAATGTTGCTGGTATCATTTTACCACCATCTCTATCGTCGTCATCATCATTGTTGATGGCACGGAGAAGTAGTTCAACTACGACTAAAGCACCCATCGGGTAAAATACCCAGAGGAGTGCTACTAGTGGTGATATACTGTCTGTTGCGGCTGTAAAGTCGCTCATTTGTATTGTTAACTTTTGTGAATAAGTATTTATACTTTAGAAGATTCCAGGAATGATTTGTCCTGTGGTGACGTAGGCACCTATTGCTGCGACAAAACCAATCATGGCTGCCCAACCGTTAAACTTTTCTGCTTCTGGTGTCATTTTTCTTAGATTAATAGGGGTAGAAATTTAAAGAGACCTGCGTTCGACTACGCAAATCCAGGTATGATCCATCCAAAGATGGAGTAGTTGATTACTGCTGCTACTAGTCCAATCATCGCAAGGCGACCATTGAGTAACTCAGCATTTTTCCAATAGTCTGCGTCGTAATCGACTTCGATTCTTGGTTCAGTTGGGAAGATGTTTTGCCTTCCACCTGATTCGGTAGTTGTGTACCGTTTTGCCACTGATTGTGTCATCGTGTTAACTTATGTTAAGTAACGTTACATAATTATATAGCAAAGATAAAATTCCGTCAAGCCCACTAGGTGTTGATACCTACACCTCCATTAGGAATCGTTATTAATGTCATCACCAAAAGTTATGACATCATTCCCATAGGATGCGAGGTCAAAATTTACTGGTCCTGCTGCGTATGTCGCATTGCTTGTATCAATATTGATATCATCATTGAATGTTATTGCATCTTCTAGCGTAGAGTCAGGTGTGAATGTGATACCTGTATCATGATGCCCTAGTCCTTTGTTAACAGACTTAAGAGTATTGTATGCTGAGAGGATATCCTCTAAGTCTTTATCCGTGAAGTCACCGTCCAGTGCTGCTGTTAGTGCTTCCTTTACTGCTGTGATAGCAGTATCTAATTTTCCATGTAATCCACAAGTCATTTACTTTCTCCGTAGTGTGTTTAAGTGATCGATAATGTCATCTCGAATCCACATCAGTTCATTATAGCACTTTTGGTTGTGTGCACAAGAGCGTAGTGAATCGTCAGGTTTATGGACAGATTCAATGAAGATATCGAGTGCTCGATTAAAACATTCATCCTGTCCTTCTTTTGGGATTGCCCCTTGGTCTTTCATAGTACTTCCTCAGACATAAGCAAACCAACCAGTTATGATTTGCTTTTCTGACGTGTGACTAACTCTTCCACGATGGAAATGAGTCCAATCAGCAGGCCATATAACAGTATAACCTTTTTTTGCTGGTACGTAAAGGTCTTGATGATACCATTCTGTACCACCATCGGGTACATCATTAAGGTATGTCATAAAGACTAGGTGTCTAAAGGCAGTACCAGGTAGAGCATTCAACCTCTCGGTATGCCACTCTTTAAACCCACCACCTTTAGGATACCATTGCATACTCAAAGGTTCAACGATTTGAAACCTAGAAGTATTACAGAAAGGAAACTCCTTTATATAGTCCTCCAATACTCCCTGCAATTCACCAAGATAGTCTTGGATATGTGGCATTGATATCTGATGAGGTACTATACAATCCATAGACTCTTTGAGCTCATGGTTGGTAGTCACATCACCTTGAGCATACACCTGTCCTGGTTGGACACGTAAGAATTTTTGGTTTTCCCAGAATTCTATGAGGTGATCGCATACCTCGTCAGGTATCTGTCTACCCCATACAAAATCTGTGCCCTTCTTACAAAGTAACTCTTTATAAACTGTAAACTCTTCGGGTATACTCATGTCGCATTAAAACTAATTACTGTTCTATCATCCATATTGTTTACCTCATCATCCTTACCATGTCTCAACCAACTTGGAAACAATAGTAGGTCTCCCTTATTAACCTTAATAAATTGATGCTCCATATTATATGGAGTGATCTTCTCTCTAGGTGAGGAGTAAACATATGGGTTAGGGTTATGGAAATATATCTTTTGCTTATCATCTACATTTATATAGAGAGCACCCGATACAAGAGACTGTGGATGACAGTGCTCCTTAAGTATACTATCCCTGTGCTGTATGTTAGACCAAGTATATGTTATAAGACTAGGGACGTTGCCTACCTTATTATTATACTCATCAAGATAGGACTGTAGTTTAATGTGTATGTCCTGACTGAGTAATGGATATGTCTCATGAGGATTATGAGTGCTGAAACCATTACCCTTAATAGATTGATGATGTATGTGCTTAATTTCTTTAATCTTTTTCTGCAAGTAAAAGATCTCTAAGTCTGTTACTGCGTTAGGAATATACTCTACAGGCACAGGGAATAAATTGAATGTCATGAGGACACCACCCTGATAGGATCACCTTCCCATAACTTATACTTCACTACATCTACATGACCTCTGATATTAAATGATACTATAGTCCTTCTCTTCTCTGATCTATTTGCAGGTGCCTCATGCATTACAGTTGCAGGAAAGATTACCATGTCTCCCTCATTTACAGGAGGTTGGAAGGTCTCTAGGTTACCATTCCAAGGATTCTTAAATGGTGAATAGAATTGAGTAGGTTCATGAACCTGTGGATCAAACTCCACATACATTACACAGGACCATCCACTGTGCCCATGAGTGTGCACCTGATGTTGTACCCCTTTGTAATACTTTTGGTACCACATGTCAGTAAACTCTACCCTCCTCTGACTAGAGAAGTCAGCAAGGTATGGTTTAATCACACTGATTATTGTCTCTCCATACTCAGGTAGATCAGTTGATCCTTCCTTAGCATTCACAAAGAAATCTGTGAACAATCCATTGTCCTGAGCATCTGCATGCTCTTCACACTCTGGTGGGAGTGCATCTAATATCTTCTTCTTATTCAAATCCCAATTCGCTATCTCGTAGTGAACGATAGGGACTTCAAACATACTATGGACTGCCATAATTTTTTATAAACCACTCGGCATCAACAACAGCAAGAGCTTTCTTACGATTCTTTTTCATAAACAGGATAGGCTCGTGGTCTCCTGAGTTTGCTTCTGCCTGAGCATAAGCATCATATACATTTAACTTCTCTTGGTTCTTACATTCTATACTAAAAGGAAACTTTTGTCTAGCATCACGAGCCATAATCAAGTCTTCTCCACCCGCCCCCATCGATCTCGACTCGATGTCCTCTGGATGTATATTCCTCTCCTCTATAAGCATGTCTCGCACCCACTGCTGAAAGAGTCTTCCTTTCGCTTTTGCTGACTGGGGTTTCATAATGTTCAATCACATAAGGTAACAGTGCATACTCTTGTAGTTGAATGCGTCTGGTCAGTGTGTCAACAGTATCATCAGGTAGTATATCTACTTTATTCTGAGCTATTATATCTCCACCATCTAACTCTTCATTCACATAGTGTACAGTACATCCTGTTATGGTATCATTACTATCTAGGGCTCTTTCAACTGCGTGTAATCCTTTATACTTTGGTAGCAGTGATGGGTGTACATTAATAATGGGGCAGTGAAAGTCTGAAGGTCTCTTCAGTATTCTCATGTACCCCGCTAAGACTATTAGATCTACTCTCCATGACTGGAAGAGTGCAATCATCTCGTCTTCTCTGTCGTGCTTAATTCTTACGTGTGGAATTCCCCACTTCTCTGCTCTCTTTGCTGCTCCACACTTTTCTTTATCATGTATCATAAGCACAACTTCGTGCCTATTGCATGAGGTAACGATGTTTTCAAAGTTGGTGCCCTTACCAGAGCACATAACACCGATGCGTTTACGCTTCGTAGGGAGGTTCTGGTTCATCAATTCTATGTTTAAAATGATCTACATCAAAATATGATATTCGAGGAGGTGTGGGGTTGTCAACCGCTTGTGACAATTCCTTTCGGTATTGTCTTTCATCCAACACTTCATTGATAAGGATCTTCATCTCCTTAACATAACTCTCAGTAAATAATCTTCTAGGTGTGATGATTGCTTTGGGAAGGTTCTCTTGCTGCTCTGCTAAAGGTTTCCCTTTATAGTTAGGGTCAGCAGGACCACTCATCCCTTGGGTATCTATCTTCATAAGTTCATAAAAAATGGGGAGCGTTAACTCCCCACTATTTATTAAACTGCTTGTAACTGTTTAACAAGCTTGACCCCTCTGTATGTGAGGGATACTTCCTTCTTGTTAGAAGGTTGTACTCGGTCAGTGTCGTACTTGACACCTCTGTAAGTAACTTGTGCCATTGGCTTTCTCCGAAGTTAGGGTGGATAAAACCCGTTCCTTCAGTCGGCATTTGCGTCCCAATTACATTCCAAACCTGTTGCCTCTACTAGGTGAACCTTGTAGATGTCAACTATCTCCTGCTTTTCAGCACCAGATACCGTTGTGTTTTTGTTGATTCGATCTACCATTTCTGATATATCTGCACAACTTAAGGCGGTGGCAATTAGGAATTCCATTGAGATGAACGATGTCCGTTCCGTGTCGGCTTACTTGCGTCCCTTCTGGGATGAACGTATAGGTATGTTATCATACCCTAACTATTTATGCAATAAAAATGTATTACTTGTTACATTTCTTATCATCAGTCAGACCATTCTTCATTATAGAGTCCAACCTTTTTTGTCCTATAAGGTTGTGCGGTTTCCTTTTCAAATCCCTCTTCAAAGATTTTAGGAAATATAAGTGGTCCTTTATACCAGTTCTCTGGTCTTTCAGCGAGGAAATCACTTTCTCCTGCTGAGTCCTTCTTCTCATTCAATTTTCCAAACCATCGATCCCTAACCTTTCGCCAGAGGTTAGAGCTTAAATCCACTAAAGGTATTAGATTCGACATCTTGTTTAATCCCTCCAACGATATAGGACTCAATCTCAGTTTCTTGAGGAGCATTTTGTTGACCTTTACTATTTAGCCAGTGCTCCGTCCAAGGCAATGGATTGTTCTTGGCGGCTATATCATAGATGGGATCTATACCTATTGCTTTCATTCTTCTATTAGCAACCCACTCAACATATTGACAAAGTAATCTTTCATTAAGACCAATCATAGGACCTTGAGAGAATAGGTAGTTAGCCCAGTCCTTCTCTTCTTCAACTGCATCCCTAAACATTTGGATAACATTATCCTTTTCTTCCTCATGAATCTCCTGTATCATAGGATCATCACCCTTCCTCCACTTATAGATTATTTTCTGAGTAAGTGCAAGGTGCTGTGACTCATCTCTTGCTATGAGTGAGATGATCTTAGCACTACCTTCCATGAGTTTTAACTCACCGAAAGCAAAGGAGCAAGCAAAGGAGACGTAGAAACGAATGCCTTCTAAGATGTTAACATTTAATATTGCCCTGTATAATTGACGTTTAAGATCTTTTATTGTCCACTGATGACTTGGTGATGACCTGGCATCTTTAGCCCATAGGTTACCACTAGCATACTGACCAGCATATTCAATGAAATCATTGTATGCTTTGGTCACTGACTCTGCACGAGCCATGATCTTATCATCATCTAATACTGCATCGAATACATCCGATGGATCAGAGTATACATTTTTTATTATGTGAGTGTAGGAGCGAGAGTGGATCTGCTCCATGAATTCCCAGACACCCATGCACCCTTCCAATTCTGGAAGACTACAGTAAGGTGAAAATGCCATGCCAGGACCACGTCCTTGCACAGAGTCTAGGAGTATTTGATACTTCAGATTTGAAGTATAGATATGCTTTTGTTGTTCAGATAGAGTCTTGTAATCAGCTCTATCTTTCTGAAGGGATACCTCTTCGGGTCTCCAGAAGTAACCCAGTTGTGTCTGAGTTAACTTGTCGAAGTCAGGATACTTGTATTCATCATACCTCTGCATTCCAAGAGGTTTACCAAAAAACATTGGTTGCTTCTTGGTGTCTACCTTTTCGCAGTTGAATACACTTAATCCCATCTCTTCAATGCCTCTGTTATGTTGCTTGGAGTTCCCTTACCTACTGGTGGATCCTTAATCCCCTTCTTCCTTTTGTAATCATTATGCATAGCACCGAGTAACCATGATTGAGACAGACTCTTAGGTCCATACTCAAGTAATTCTCGTTGTTGTTTACTGAGGACTTTCATCTCCAGATATTCTAGTCGCCATGCATGAGGATCATCTTCCTGTGGAAGTTGTGTCATTTAGAACCTCGGATAGTGTTTTTTAATATTCTCCATAGTGCAGTCACTACAGGATAAGGATCTGTAGACTGCAACTCATCAAACACATACATGTTTAGACGGAAAGCATAGTTTGCTTCAGTAATAAGAGCATTCTTTTGATGCTCATCAAAATTTAAACCGTCCAACACTGTGCGATACTCAGTCTTCCATGCCTTAGAGTCCTCAATACTGGGGAAGTCATAGAAGTGTAGACCTTCACCCACTGGTGGTTGAAGTGCCTTCTGAGCAATGCCTTTTAGTATCTGTCCACCAGACAGGTCACCTATGTAACGTGTGTAGTGGTGTGCTATGAGTAAGTATGGATCTTTCTCTGCTACCTCACGAATTCTGTAACAGTATGTGTTACATGCTTCAGAAGGATGCAGATCATTCCTCCACATTGGACCCTTGAAGTATCTCAAGTCTCGTTCAATGAAGGATGTGCGGTTCAGTATAGCAGACCATCGCTGTAAATTCTTAACCTTGGGGTCAGTTGATGAACTGACACACTCTTCCATCGTGCTATACACGTACCAGAAGTCAGTCAATAACTTTACATACTCATCAGGATTTAATACTCCCTTGAGAAATTGTGATACAAACTTAGTATTCTCTGCTGCGTTATGGGACTTCTTAGTTCCCTCTTTCAACTCTTTACTAAACATAACAACCATCACACTCCGATTCGTCTGCATTCATTAGGTCATCAATAAGTTTATTGATATCATTACCCTCACCTGGTCCTCTACCTTCACTTAGATCTTCTAAAGGATACTGACCCTCATGCCATCCTATTGAATGTGCTGGTTCTTCTTCCTTCTTACCATCATATGTATTCTGGTAGTAAGATGTCTTCCATCCCATTTTATATGTGGTAAGAAGATCGTTTGCCATCACACTTACTGGTACCTCACCATCAGGATAATTCTCTGGATTATATGCCCAGTTACCACTGATTGCTTGATCAAAGAACTTCTGCATCACTGCTACGACATTGATGTAACCCTCGTTGGATGGCATATCCCATAGTAGTGTGTAATTATTCTTTAATGACTGGTAGGATGGTACAATCTGCTTAAGAGGTCCCTTCTTTGATTTTTTAATGGACAAGTAGTCTCTAGGTGGTTCGATTCCATTGGTTGCATTTGACACAACGGAGCTGCTCTCCGAAGGCATTTGTGCGGACAATGTTGAGTGCCTAAGACCGTGGGTGGTGATAGATACTCTAAGAGATTCCCAATCATGTGTTAAGTTATTCTGTACGATGTTATCTACGTCTCTCTTATATGTATCTATTGGTAGTATGCCATCGTGATACTTTGTACGTGAAAAGTTACCACATGCTCCTTTCTCTATTGCTAATTGATTAGATGCCTTCAGTAGATAGTATTGGAATGATTCTGTTAGGTCATGGACTAACTGCCATGCTTCTGGGTCAGCATAGTTAACTCTATTCTTAGCAAGATAATGTGCTAAACCTATGAACCCTATACCTAATGAGCGACGTGCTAAGGTGCTTACCTCTGCTGCCTTAACAGGGTATCTTTGATAGTCTATTAGTTCTTCTAATGCTCTAACAGATAAATCACATAACTCTTCAAGTTGATCTGTGTTTGTAATCTTACCTACGTTGATAGCAGATAGAATACACAAAGCAATCTCTCCATTACCATCATCTATATGATGAATAGGTTCTGTAGGTAGAGTAATCTCCTGACAAAGGTTACTCATGTATACATGGTCCTTAAAGGATGAGTGCTCATTGCAGTGGTCAATATTCATAATGTATATACGACCTGTCTCTGCTCTCTCCTTCAATAGGTCAAGGAATAACTCCTGCCCACCGATGGTGTTACGAGGAATGCTCTCATCTGATTCATACTTTAAGTATAAGTCATCAAAATCTTTAGTACCAAAACAATCATACAACCCTGGCACATCGTGAGGAGAAAAAAGACTAATCTCCTTATCGTCAATGAATCTCTGATAGAATAATTCACTTATCTGTATACTATAATCTAACTTTCTGACTCTGTTGTCTTCTGTTCCTTTGTTGTTTTTGAGGACGAGGATGTCTTCGATTTCCTGATGCCAGATAGGAAAGTGGACAGTAGCTGACCCTCCTCGGACACCGTTTTGAGTACAGCACCTAACAGTTGACTCGAATTTTTTAAGGAAGGGGACAACACCTGTGTGTTGAACTTCTCCACCCCTGATTTTAGATCCGATTCCACGGATTCTACCTGCGTTAATACCGATACCAGCCCTCTGTGCGACATATTTGCCAATAGCCATATCACTGCTAAAGATACTATCGAGGGTGTCATCAGTATCAACCAGAACACAAGATGCAAATTGACGAATGGGTGTTCTGACCCCTGCCATGACTGGTGTTGGGATGTTGATTTTGTGCTTGCTGATTGCGTCATAATACTTTTTAACGTAGGAAATCCTAGTTTCGATGGAATAGTTTTGGAATAGAGTAGCAGCAATCATTATATACATCTGCTGCGGAGTCTCAAAGATGTCTCCACTACTTCTATCTTGTACAAGATATTTATCTACCACCTGACGGAGACCCGCATAGGTAAATAAGTAATCCCTGTCATAGTCTATGTAATTATTAATATCATCCCACTCCTCAGGACTATACTGAGTTGCAATAGCAGGATCATATACACCTTGCTTGATACAATTCTCAATGTGTATTGAAAGGTGTGGTGGATGGTCAGGATGTCCATGATAAACTCCCTTCCTTAATCCAAATAGAAGAAGTCTAGCAGCAACGTATTGATAGTTGGGATTGTCTAACGTAATCAAATCATTAGCAGACCGAATAAGAATCTCTTGGATATCCTTAGTCTCAATTCCATCAAAGAATTGTAAATTTGCATTCATTTCTACTTGTGATTCAGACACACCTGCTAATCCATGGCAAGCATGTTCTACAATATGATGAACCCTGTCCAAATCTAAAGGTGCGGATTCACCATTTCTTTTGATAACGCTACTGGTCATACTTTTTTCCAATCGGTTAATTTTATTTTTGCTTGTAATCCTTGGTAGATATTACTGTCTACCACCTGTTGTACATTATACCCTTTGAGAAACATATCATTAATGTCTTTCTCTTTCATAGACTTAGGCCAAATAACTACCTTGTCTCCTCTGTCGATGGACTTGTCGAGTCTGTCGATGATTTGTCTGTTACGAGGTTCGTTATCATAAACCCAAATATAATTGCCCCAACCAAACGTCCTGCAATCAATATCACTCCCAGCCATCGCAATGGAATTATCCAAGAAGAGGGAATCAAACGGTCCCTCCACGACGTAGACTGGTTCGGTTTCTTTAACATTATTAAGTCCAAATACTTTCTGCTTGTCTTCGTCAAACAGAATGGTTATGTATCTCATCGTAGTGTTAGGTAGGAGAGACCTACCTTGCACACCAAACCACTTACCATCCTTACCTATTAATGGAATTATGATGCGTGGTCTATCATTCTGGAGACTCTGAAATGTACCTGGTTTCTTCTTGTTAATCCAAGTCTTGAACCTTTCCGTGTAGAATAATGAGGACAACTTTTCTTGTGGGATCTGTCTCTCCTCAAGATATATTCTTGCGGGGTGTTTTCTATTTAGTTTGTCAATAGACTCTAAGTCAGGTGAAAAGTTAGGCTTAGCTGACTTGTACTTAGGGTTAGGTGTGTGCCTACCTTTTCCTGTCATACCTTGCCTATATTTCTCCATGACAAACTGGTCATGTAAGTCTGGTGCATGATCTTTCAAGAAGTTACCAAGTGATCTACCTACACCACAGTTGTGACATTTGTAAATGTATTCTGACTTCTTGAGAAAAAAATACCCCCGAGCCTTATTGCGATGCTTCTGAGAATCACCACAGTAGGGACAACGGAAGTTGTATACTCCAGATTTTAGGTTTTTAAACTTGTCTAACCTCGTGTTGAGGAATCTAATATATTTGTCCTCAACGTAGTCCATTCAGGGTTCCTAACTGAATCAAGTGTAGCAGCTTGCTCTGAACCTGTCAAGCTCTGTATTACTTTTTGTCCGATTGGACTAACGATGACAGATATAATAGACAGAGCACCAAAAATAGACCACATTTTCTTTTCCATGACTCGAAGACGGTCATCGACTTTTCTGATGTCTCTCTCACATCCTTTCTTGATCTCATCTGATCTCCTGTTAACCTCTCTATGGACTGACTCTATCTTCTCAAAGAGTACAGCATCTATTCTATCTTGCTTCTCTAGTTTCTCGTTGTGAACAGCAAGTAACTCCCCCATCTTGGTGGAGTTGTCAGATAATTTATCAACGACCCTTTCCAGTCGCTCTAGTATTGCTGCATTAATCTCACTCATTGGTTTGTCAGTGCCTGTTGTCTCTTCTTCCAGTACCACTGAATAACCTCATTGGGATAAAGTCTCTTGACTTTTATCTTCTTATGATTCTCTGGTCTGTAAATCTTTCTAAGTTGAATCTTAATCTCTGCTACGCTTCTACCATATAACACATAAGATTCAGCATCATCATATGAAATTAAAAAAGGCAGGTAAGAATCTCTTCCTGTCCTCTCCTCACGTCCCTCTTTTACAGCACGTGGGTTCTCATGTTTTGGTGGATGATATGGTTTTCTAGCTATCTCTGGTTCCTTCCTCTTATACTTACGTCTCTTTATCTTTTTAGTACCACCCAGTAAAGGATCAAAACCCGCAACAGGACCAGTGGCAGCAGCAGATCCAGAGAATCCACCATTACCTGCACTCATTGTTGGGGCATCTTCCTTAATCATATGGTTTCTAAAAGAGAAGCGACTTCTTCATCTGCATCAACAGTCCCTAGTGCACCATGGTACTCAGGTAATCTGTTGAGATATATCAAGAAGGTTTTAATAAGAGACCAATACTCTCTTTCTAACTTATACATTAGTAAAGGTATGGTCGCATCACCAAAAACATTAAACAATATTATAAGATGATTCAGTATCAAGTTGACTCGAAGGATACCTGTCTTCAAGTACCTCTTGAGTAGTCTCTTGAGGTACTTAAATTTCTTCATATCCTCCATGAAGTCATCTACTGTCACCGATTGAGGGTTATCGTAGTGCTTAATAGCGAACATCAAATAGTTTTTTTCATTAAGTGATTCAAAATGCATTACGAATTATTTAATTACTAACTACCGAATGTAAGTGTGGCAGCTCCGTCTGTTCTCTTGGTTGCAGCACCCTTGCTTGTGTTAATAACACAGCGATACTTGTAACCGTCTAATGAATCATCACCAAGACTACTGTATGCCAGTGTTGCTGTAGTGAAGTCTGCATATGTTACACCAGTGTCGAGTGAAGCACTTACATTTACCCAACGAGTAGTAGCACTTGCTGTCTGTCTCTGCCATTGGTATGTAATAGTACCTGACTGATCCACTGTTGCAGCAGCAACGAATGTTCCAGCTCCACTAGAAGAAGTAGAGTTTGCAGGTTGTGTACCAACTGTGATGACTTCTAATACGTCTGCTGCGACTGTATCATCAGTGAAGTCTCCTGCATTACCAGCTGTTGCTTTAGCAGGTGCAAGATATTCTGCCTTGTGACGTGTGTCACCGTTATGTGTTACATAAGTTTGATACTGCCACCAACCAGGACCAGTGATTCCTCTTGTCTTGTTTGATGCTATTGATTGCTCTGTAGTATCAACGAATACTAGGTCATAACTTACAGTATCACCACCCTTAACTACATACTCAGCAACTGCCTTAGGAGCAGTACGTCTGACAGCACCTGCAAGAGATCCTGCTGTGCTACCTGCATATACTTTATGTAATTCGATTGATGTTGTACTTGTTACTTCCTTTACAAGATAGTTAACGCTATCTAAGACTATGATGTCTCCTACGTCGATGCTATCAGCTGCATTCTTGGTAACAGTAGCATCACCATTCGTGACAGCAACAGTATTGCCAAACGTAGCAGCGTCTATTGTACCAAAGACTGCCATTTTAATTCTCCGTGGACGGGTTTCCTATATTTTATTTATAAACTCAGGAAAGTAGTGCCTTCTCTAGAGCAGCGACAAGTTGATCGTCAACTTTGTTGCCTGATTTTGCAGCAGCTTTCTTAAGTAGTCCAATAATGAACTCCTTGATTTTACCCTCAAGGTCTTCTGGGATTTTGTCTACTGCCTTATCAATTATATTGATAGCAATAGGTAGTAAGAATTTAGTCATAATAATGACGAGTATAGTACTCTATATATACTACTTTTTCTCTAGCATATACTTACTATCGTGGTCAGCAGTTAGCTGGAGCAGACGCTGACGCATTCTCTCAGCAATCTCTGCCTTAATACCACTGTCATCATGGTCCTCACATGTAGGGTTTTGTGGTTGCACATCTCCCCCTTGAGGATCTTCCTTCTTAAGTGCCTTCTTTTCTTTTTGCTTTGTTTCGTTTGCTGCGGTCACTGCTTTCTCTTTAATATCTTGCAGTGCGTTGCGTAAATTCTTTGTGTATAATTCGGACATTAGATCCTCCTTTTTTGGGTTAACTGTAACGTTACCCTTCTTTTTAGTTTTGAGATAGTTTTCCTGATTGGACTTACCGTTTTGGTTGACTTCATTAATCATTTGTCAACCTCCGCTAAACGAGCCAGTTCCTCATCGGAGAAGATACCTGTCTCCTTAAGTTTAGACACGAAGCCCTCTTTCTTTACTTCGTGCTTCTCATAGCCCTTACCATCTCCATCATCATCCCACCATCTCTTCACTTTCTTGCCCTTCTTGGCTTCAGCAAGCATTTGTTTGTGAAGTATTTCGATGTCTATACCAATAGCTTCTTTTTGAGTCTGCAAGCCCATATCCTCTGGTGCTTTAGCAGTTTTCTCTCCTTTTTTACCGACGATAATGTAACGTCCGTCAGCTTTCTTACCACTGATAACGAAAGCGTTGTTACCATGTCTGACTACACGACCAATGTTACGGTCCTTGTCATGCTCACGCTTCTTTCTATCAATGAGTTCTCTTTCAATAGGGAATCCTGCGTAACCTTCTACGACTGGCTCCCAAGTATTAAAGACTTCCATAATTTTCTCAAGTCCCTTCTTTAGTCTAGGGGTTGGCATCTCTGTGCCTTCCTCTAACGCTATAAGGATTCTCTGCTGCTCTACCTGTGAATACTCCATAAGAGCAGACGATACTAACATCTCTAATGTCATTTGTCTTGTTCCAAAAAGAAAGGTTTGTCTTCTACTTCATTATTTATTATTTCTGATTTCTGCATTGAAGTCAGAAAACTTCTTGACCCCCTGACCAGGTGTCATCTGTTGAAGTGCTATCCTATATGTATCTGTTCCGATTTTCCAAGTGTTTCCACTCTCATCATCAGCAGAATAGTTAGACTGGTCTTTAGATGTGTCAGCTGCCCTAGCAATGGTCGCTGCTTCATCCTCTGTTACCTCAGTAACATGTTGTAACCAAGCACGTAACTCAATATCTTTGTCGTCTTTCATAATTATATAATTTGTACCACGATGGACTACATGACCACGCAATCCTGTGTCGTCATGCTCTACCAATGCTCCAACCTTATAGATTTGATTAAGCATATAGTAATCTCTGAAGGAATCATAATCTAACTTAGGAGCATAGTCCCAGACAGATTCTTTAACCTTCTTCTTACCGTCCTTCTTAGGAGGTGTCATACCTGCCTTTACATCAGACATTAAGATTTTACCATACTTCTTACTGGTACCTTTAGGTAGACCTGCATGGAAGTTATCGTAATCGTCACCAGATGCATACTTCCTCTGTCCAGATGCACTCAGTTTCTCAACTGGATCCTCTGACTTAGGGTCTCTCTTACCTGCTGACTTAATATTAATTGTTTTGAAGTTGTAATGTATTCCGTTATATTTTGATGTAATCTTTTCAAATTCTTTTACTCTATCGTCTCCTACCACCATAGTTACATGCTCTTTACCCTCATCATTGATGTCACGCAGTATGTCAAAGACATTCCTATGTGCTTCATTGTTTTGGATAGCTTCCTTATGTGATGGGAATAACTTCCTCATGTGTCCGACCTTTTGGTCAGCACCTAAGGGGTTTTTCTTATGGTCCTGTGACCGTGACGGATAGATTCTATAATTGCCTGAGTCTCCACCATGTGCCTTAACAGCATCGAGGAGTTTACCATGGCCAGCGTGAGGAGGATTAAACCTACCGAAAGTAATCGCCACATGATTGTCAGCCTCCTGTGCTTCTGCTTTCTTTTCAGCAGCAGTCTTTCCAGGCTTCTTAGTGGTTGCTTCTTTTAAAAATTGTGTAAAATTCATCCCCAATCCTTTGCTGCGGTAAAGTTGGCACGACTAAATTCAAGTCTGTCAACTAATTTCAATGCGGTTCCCTCTCTGATTGCTACAAATCCCTCAGGTGTAGTAGCACGGTAACCATTTTCATCTTCCAAGAAGGTACCTATTCCTTCTATCTTATTCAATTTATTTATGATAATAAGTTTGGCATCCATTAGATTCCTAAACCCACTGAGGGCAGAATACATTGGATTCTTACTTTTATTTAGGTAATTTATAGCTTTGTTCCTTCTTTCCTGCCACATTTTCTTGGCCTTATCTGTCTTCTTCTTATTGATCTCAGCATTATATCTTTCATCTACGAAGTGACAGAATCCTTTTGCCATCGTAGCAGAGGAAGGAGGTATTCTATTCTCTTTGATTACTCTGTTAAAGTATATCTTAAACAGGGCATTATGGGCAAACGTGCCACGCTCTTCTTTGATATCATTCAAGAATTTCTGACCTGCTCTTAGATTCCTATCAGCAGATGATACTAGGGTCTTAAGTTTTGCTTTCTCTGAGGTACCAAGGTTTGCTTTACCATCTATATTCTGGAAGTCTGAAGAGAATACTGCAACGTCCTTAACACCCTGCAAACCCTTCACATCAGCACCAAAAGAGGCATGCATCTCAGTGATACTATCACCATGATATGTGGTGTGGAATACTATACCCAACTTACTTTGTCCTACCTTCTTACCCATCTCAGTGTCTGATTCTACACAGTATGTAATAGTATTTGGTTTAAACTTATAACATTTCTTACCGCACATCTGTACCACCATTGGTAGGTCAAAATATAATAAGTCACCTTGCAACACACCATCTATAGGTAGTTTAGATAACTCATTGAGACACTTCTTAAGTATATTATTGATAGCACCTTCATAATGGAAGTCTATATTCTCTTCATTGAAACAAATCTTAGGAGTAGTCTTATTAAATACTGACTTAGTACCAACGAAAAACATCCCTGTCTGAGGTTCCTTACCACATATAATAGCAGGTGCACCATCCCACTTCACTGTTACCCTAGTATTGGTACCACCGTGACCAGTAGATAGCATCTCCTCTAATGACTTGAGGAAGTTAATTGAATTCTTTGCACCCGCATACCCCTGATTAAATATATCATCTTCAAGGTGCTCAAGGTGTGTGTTCTTTGCCATGTCTTTATTATAGCAGGTTAGTGTGGGTAATGGGTGGATGAGTGGTCAGTTTGAGTACGGGACCATGGTCTCTAAGAATTTCTTAAACTCCTTGGTCATACCTGCAAAGAACTGAGGATAGGCAGTGAAACTACCCTTGTATCTCAATTCAATATCAAGTATAGGCATTCTATCCTTACTCTCAGCACCCTTAACAACAGTAAAGAATACCTTTGCTGCCTCTCTACCTGGACTAAATGTCTCTGTCTTATTTAATTCTATAGTAGTCTTAGCATTACGATATGCTGCTATAGCAACTATAATACTATCTAGATCAACAACGTTAGCATGTCCTACCAGTGGTTCCATGTTAGTACCAATAGTACCAACACCTTCTGTCAAATAGAATTTAAATTCTGCGTCACCCCAAGTATCTAACTCATCGAAGAGACTTAACTTTAACACCCTATTTAATAGAGTGGATGCTAGTTTATCTTTGACCTTAGGTTTATTCATTATATCTAAGAAACCCTTATACAATGGGTTCAATACATTACCCTGACTGACTAGCTTACTGTTAACAAACTTCCTAAACTCTTCTTGCTTACCAGATGAATCTAGTTTTCGTACCAAACCATCTCTGTCTGCTAATTCATTCTCAGACTTAAGGTTTATCAGTGCAATATTTTCTACCTTATTATTCTTTAGTCTTGGTACTCTTATATTCCATAACTCCTTAGCATCAGCAAGGTTATCTGGATTCAAATCAGCGATAGGTTTACCACCCT